ACGCAGAAGTCAAAACCGCAGCCTTTGGCGGAGCAATCGAAAACCAAAAACCAAAAAGGAAAACGCCGCGTCCGAACGGACAAGGGGTAGTCGCAAGAGGGTGTGGTGCGGTTATGGAAAACCGACGAAAAAGAACAAAAGGATCGGTTTCTGCATAATGAATGTAATGAATTTTTACATCGGTGACGAAAAACAAATTCTTGAAGAAATTCGGGCTTGGTCTGCTTTTGCTTTAGAAAAGCCAAATCCGTATTTTAACAATCTACCGTCTTGTCCATATGCAAAAAAAGCTTGGTTAGATGGGAAAGTGGGTGTTATTTTTAAATATGGTGGGTCTCAGTCATTATATAACACAATCGTAAATTTTAACGAGGAGTTTGATTTAATTATTCTTGTAGACACATTTTACAAAAGAGACGCACAAACTTTTCATGCGGAGCTCGAAAGACTTAATGAAGCAATCTCGGAGGGTATGTTTAATAACGCTGATATGTGGTTGATGGGTTTTCATCCAGATGACGATAGCAATGATTTAATTGATGAAGGAGATTTTGAACCTCATGTAAATACTCCGTATGCTATGACTTTTGTACAAAGATTAACAAAAGTTCAAGAAGCTGCATACAATTTAAAAAAATTAGGTTATTATGATAACTATAGCCAAGACTATAATGTTGAGGCTATTTTTAAACAACGTGAAACTTTGTATTGGAGATTAAAAAATGGCAATGAGTCCTCGAAAAAAAATGGCAATGGGCGGCACCAAGAAAATGCGCGGCGGCGGCATGGCTAAAAAAATGCGCGGTGGTGGTGCGGCGATGAAGAAAATGCGTGGTGGTGGCGCTGCAATGAAGAAAATGCGCGGTGGCGGCATGATTAAAAAAATGCGTGGCGGTGGCGCTGCAATGAAAAAGAAGAAGTAAATGGCAGTTTCTGGAGGCAAAGATTTTGAACTTGATGTTGCAGAATACATTGAGGAAGCGTTTGAACGTTGTGGTTTGGAGGTTAGAACGGGTTATGATTTAAAAACCGCTAAAAGATCTTTAAATCTTATGCTTGCAGAATGGGCAAATCGGGGCTTAAATCAATGGACCATTAAGCAAAGAAGTTTTACAACAACTCAAGCTGATGGAGACATTGATTTAGGCACTGATATAATTGATGTTTTGTCTGTTGTAGTGCGTAGAAGTAATACAGACTTTTCTTTAGATAGAGTAAGTCGTGACACTTTTTTATCTATTCCAAATAAAACTACTCAAGGCAGACCGGCTCAATTTTTTTTAGATCGACAAATAACGCCAACCTTAAATATTTGGCCTCGACCTGAAAACGCAACAGACACTATTATTTATAATGCTCTGACACGCATGGATGACGCGGATGCTCACGTCAATACAATGGATATGCCTTTTCGTTTTTATCCATGTTTGGCAGCAGGACTAGCGTATTACATGTCAATTAAAAGAGCCCCTCAAAGAACACAATTATTAAAAGCCATGTATGAAGAAGAGTTTGAAAGAGCAATGGCGGAGGACCGAGACCGATCTTCATTTAATATTGTGCCCAGATATGAATATTTTAGGACAAACTAATGTCAAAATTTGCTTCTGGTAAAAATGCTTTTGCGATCTCAGACCGATCTGGTTTTCGCTATCGTTATAAAGATATGCGTAAAGAGTGGAATGGTCTTATTGTTGGTAAAGATGAGTATGAACCAAAGCAACCTCAATTAGGTCCTTTTCGTAAAGTAATAGATGCTCAAGCTTTGCGTGAAGCAAGACCGGATCAGGAAAATCCAGTAAAACCGTTTCTTATTGTTACCACTAATGGCATAGAGTATTTAGGTAATGGAAAATGGTCGTCTGCCGGTGTATCGCAACTTCCAACTGAAGTAGAAACTACACCACAATTACAAGGTCAAGTTGGGCAGGTGTTAGTAAATGAGAACATAGTAAGCGTGACAGGACTTGCTGCAACAGGTCAAGTAGGATCTGTTTCTTTTGCTCCAAGATTTGACAGCACTTCTATTACTTTAGATTCAACAACAGATACGTTTGACGAGGGTTAAAAGATGGCAAAACAAACAGTAGGTATTGGCTCATCTGCAAATGACGGATCAGGAGATACTCTTCGTGCAGGTGCAGATAAAATAAATGATAACTTTAATGAGATTTATGCTGCATTAGGTAACAGTTCTAATGTTCTTACTGATATAATTGATTCAAATGGTTTATTTGATGTTAGCTCTGGTGCAAATAAAATTGTATTCTATTATGCAGCTTTAAGTGATTTACCAAGTGCCTCTACATACCATGGCGCTGTCGCGCATGTGCATGCGACTGCGGGACTGTATTTCGCACACGGTGGAAATTGGATTAGACTAAATGACGAAGTATCTGGGCCTGTAACGACATATGTAGCAGGGACAAGCGGTTCTTCTGCGTATACTTTTACTGGCCCTGGAGCTACTGCGGGTAATAATCCAAACTTTACTTTCTACAAAGGTCACACTTATCTTATAGACAATACAGCAAATGTAAGCAGTCACCCTTTGCAAATTAGAACATCTAATGGCGGCTCTGCTTTTACCACGGGTGTCACTGAAAATTATAACTCAACAACAGGATTAACACAGTTTATAGTGCCTCATGAACCGAGTGATACGACCTTAGTATATCAATGTACTAACCATAGTGCTATGGTAGGAAATATAACAATAGTGTGAAAATATGAGCTTTACCTACGATCAACTTAAAACTGCAATTCAAGATTACACGGAGAATGACGAAACAACTTTTGTCAACAATCTTCCTACGTTTATACGATTGTCAGAAGAGCGTATTTTAAAAAATGTGCAATTAAGTTTATTTCGCAAAAATGCGACAGCTTCTTGTACAGCTAGTAATAAATATCTTGCTTGCCCTGGAGATTTTTTAGCTCCGTTTTCACTAAGCCTTGCCGGGACGAATGGAGACAAATTTTTTATTGATTTCAAAGATCCAAGTTTTTTACAGTCTTATACACCCGATTCGACAACAACCGGATCGCCAAGATATTACGCAGTTTTTGACGTAGACAATTTTATTTTAGCCCCTACGCCAAACACAACCTTTACCGCCGAACTGCATTACTTTTACAGACCCGCCAGTTTAACAGCAGGAAGCGGAAGCGGCACTACTTGGTTAAGTCAAAATGCAGAATTAACACTTTTGTATGGTGCTTTAGTTGAAGCTTATCTTTACATGAAGGGTGAGCAAGACATGATGGGTTATTATGATAAAAGATTTCAAGAGAGCTTATTACCTCTTAAAATGATGGGAGAGTCAAAAGAGGTAACAGACGAATATCGCACAGGAAAAGTAATTAGGGCAAAACAATAATGTTTAAAATAGATGTAAGTGTACCACAACATGAACAGATTGTAGGTGTCAGAACAACAGAGAACAGGGGATTTACTCCTGACGAGTTGGCTGAACAATGTGTAGAAAAAATAGTTTCGGTTTCGGATCAGGCCCATCCTGGTATAAGATGCGGGTCATCCCCAACTGGCTGAATTTATAAGGAGACTTTAATATGGCCTTTTCTGGAAACTTTATGTGTACTTCTTTTAAGCAAGAATTGCTTGTGGGTAGTCACAATTTCACAAACGGAAGTGGTGATACATTTAAATTAGCGTTGTATGATAACAATGCTTCTTTTGATGCTTCTACCACAGCATATACTACATCCAACGAAGTAGGTAACTCTGGCTCGTATTCTGCGGGTGGAGGGGCGTTAACAAACGTAACACCTACAACTTCTGGAACAACTGCTCTAACAGATTTTGCAGACAAGACATATACTTCTGCAACAATCACTGCTCGTGGTGCGTTGATCTATAACACAACCACAGGTGGCGGATCAGGAACTACAGATACAGTTGTGGTATTGGACTTTGGGTCAAACAAGTCTTCTACTTCTGGCGACTTTCAGATTGTGTTCCCAACGGCTGACGCAAGTAGCGCGATTATTCGTATCGCGTAAGGCAGTCTACCCGTGACAAACATCACAGGTTGGGGGCGTGGAGAATGGGGCGAGGGTGCTTGGAATGAAGCAGTCCCTGTTCGTGTTGGTCACACTCTCAACGGTTGGGGTGAATTAACTTGGGGTGAAACCTCTTGGGGTGGTGAGAAATCTACCCTTGCTGCAATGCAAGGTCAGGTTGGCACCGCTGTTGTTCGAGAGGATATATCTGTATCTGTCACAGGATTAGGTGCTACCGCAAGTGTTGGTAGCGTCACTGTACAAGGCAATAACACTGTAAATCCTGCGGGTCTTGCTGCTACAGGGGGTGTTGG